ATGGCTGCGATAATGTTAGATTCCATAAAAATTCTCCTTAGATGGGATCGACTGTCTTGTCATCCCTAACGTGATTAAATGTTGGGAACCGAAGCGAGAAGATATCACTGCCCTTTGACTTAGTGATTTCTTGGTAAGTTACCACCGCAGTCTTATTGCGGTACTTTGATTCAAAGTTCTTTGCGATGTCGTCCCTAACCTCATCAGAAAAACCTGATCCAACGTTAGACCTAAATGGTTGGTTTTTCTCATCATGGCCTTCCACCACGATTCCACCGCATGTATGTTCTATCCTAGACTTAGGACGACCTGGGTACCAAGAAACGATTCGCGCGTCAACATCGTAAAAACGTTTCACTTTACACCAATCAATGGTGCGTTGCCACTGGTAAACTGAATCATAGTTCTTTAGGATCAGTCCTTCTTCTCCATGCTTGTCGATAACTTCATTGCAATAATTTACCATGTCTTGGTAGTCTGCTACTGCTCGACCATCACACGGTAGAACCTTTACTGACTCAACAGTCTTCAAAAGATTTTGGATGAAATGATGATTGTGCTCCATCGTGATCTTTGTGCTCTGAGCCAGCCAATCGGTAAGAGGCATCAAGAAGAAAGCCCTAAGACGAAGAGCATCCTTTGCCTTATCATTTCCTTCCTTCTTTGCGTTCATGGTTTCTGTAAAGTCAGACGCAAATGCTTCACCATCTAGTACATAGTCGTATTTCAGTACGTCCCAAATTTTGTGAAGGTCTAGATCAAAAAGACCGTTCAGGTGTTCGCTTAGCTTACCGCTACGAGCACGATATTCAACAGAATCCTTCCTGACAATGGCGATTGTCCTATTTCCATCGTACTTATGTTGAGCGAGACAAGGATACTTGATCTTCTCCAAGAATTCTTCTGGTGTTTCGCACTTATCGGCTAGCATTACCTCAAAAGTTGGAACTAGATTTTTATAGATTTTATTTACCGTCTCAGCAGAGAAGCCGGCCTTAAGGTCCTTATCAATAATGCGGGACACATATGGGATATTTTCCGCGCTAAATAGACTTAATGCGCGTGTTACTGCATCGCGTGCGGCGTCTCCCGTAATCTTCCGGGCAGCAAGCATATCTAGAACAGTAAAGTAATTCGTGTAAGCATCAGGAGAATCAACCGCGCTAGGCGTAGGTTCATCGTACTTACGAACTCCAAACACAAGATAGGGATCAAGGGCGTAACGAATAAGCTTTTTAGCGATTTCGTCAGCCTTAACAAGGGCAGCTTTGATTGTCTCCTTGGTTCCAGCGCCTTGCGCACGTTCACACTCAATGATGATACTTGTAAAGTTAGACATTTTAGTTCCTCGTGGTTGTCATCGATGGGTCATTATAACACGATCGTTTTTAGTCTAAAACTTCCCAAGCTTGTTTAGCGACCATCCAAGCATCAAGAGAATCCCAAAACCAATAGTGTTCGTCAACGTATGCTTTTTCATACCTCTCACACATCTCGGCATACCACACAGGCCACCATTCTTTTCTGATTTCTTCCTCAGACATCGTTTCTATCTCTCCGATAGAGTTCTTAAAGGAAAAGTAGCGCATGTGTGTTTCTCCTTAATGTAAATTGACTAGACACTTTTCAAAGATATCCCAACATTCGTCCCATGTCCATTTTTTTGAGCTCTCTAAAACCTTCTCCCTATCAAGAGAGAAACATTTGATTATTGCGCTCTCTAGCCGCTCTGACATAAAGCCATTAAGATGCGGAATGACTATATCAATAGGACCAGGAACTTCATGGGCAGCTATAGGTGTTCCGCATCTGATACTTTCAATCATTACGATCCCAAAAGTATCAGTTTTGCTAGTAAAAACAAACACGTCAGCATTAGCATAATAAGAACTTAGCTCTTTCCCAAACTTTGCCCCGACAAACATAACGTCGTTATATTTTTCTTTAAGCTCTTTAAGATATGGCCCATCTCCGACTAAAATTTTAGTTGTGTTTGGGATTTTCAATGAACAGAATTCATCTAGATTTTTTTCCTTACTCACGCGACCGACGCTTAAAAGTATCTTTTTGTTGAAAGTCTCTTTATTGGTATTAGGCTGAAATATTTCTCCATCTACGCCACGTGTCCAGACAACAAGATTTTGTTTAAATCTATTATGCTTAAGCTCCTTAACCATTGTTTCAGTGGTAACTAAAACACGTGAACTGTTTTTATGAAACCATCTTAAATATGAGTAAGTAATAAATTCTGGAATTTTATATAGTTGATTTAGAAACTCTGGAAATTTTGTATGATAACTGGTATTGTATCTGTAGCCATTAATATCTAACCATAGCTTAGCGGCAAGACCTATAGGTCCTTCTGTTGCTATATGAATAAAGTCAGGGTTAATTTCTTTTATTTTTCTACCAATGCCTATAGGTAGAGCTAGTTTAACTTCAGAATATCCGGGACAGCTAAAATTCTTAAAGTTATTAGGATCAATGGTTTTGTATCTATAGCCATTCATTAACGCGTATTTTTCAATTTGACTAAAAGTAGTAACTACTCCATTTACTTGGCCCTTTACATTATCTGTAATTACTAAAATAGTCTTAGTCATCTTTGTTCTTTGTCCATGTTATTATTTCCCATGATCCATCATGGTGTTCAACTAATGCAGTGCAGCTCTCTACCCAATCCCCATCATTCATGTAATCTATTCCATCGATTGTTTTTATCTCAGCATTATGAATATGCCCGGTGATGACTCCGCCAAATCCTCGCTTTGCCGCATATGTCACTATAGTTTTTTCGTATTTAAACATAAAGTCTACTGCCTTTTTTACTTTATGTTTTAAGAACTTACTTAAGCTCCAATAACCGAAACCAAGCCTATGACGAATCCAGTTATAGCGGCTATTAATATTCAAAATAATATCATATGCTTTATCACCAAGAAAGCTCAGCCATGGAGCTAGCCTAGTGACGCCGTCAAATAAATCTCCATGGACAACTAAATACCGTTTTCCATTTACACCGACATGTGTTGCTTGATTACAAATAATTATTTGTCCAAAGCTTACATTGTATGGTATCATTGGTCTCAAGAACTCATCATGATTTCCTGCCACATAAATTACTTGAGTTCCTCTTTTTGAATGACCCAAAATTCTTCTAACAACATTAGTGTGGCTTTGCTTCCATCTAAGCCTATTTTGTTGCATTTTCCATGCATCAATAATATCCCCAACTAAATATAGTTGTTCGCAAGAATTATTTTTTAAGAAATTGTTGAGCTCTTCTGCTTTACAGTCCTTTGAACCCAAGTGCACATCTGAAATAAATATGGCTTTGTATGTAGTTTTCATAATTAATCTCTAATTAACTTAAGACTATTTATGGTGTGGTCATGCTTTATTCATAAGTAACCGAATCAGAATCTCCTAAAGACCATTTGGCATTTTGTTCAACTTTATAAATTTTAGTACATACCTTAAAGTCAGGAAAAGTTAGATTTTTGGGATTAGATGCCGGATCTAAGAATATAGTTCTGTTGTTTGGTTGTGCGGCAAATTGCCCATTTTCAAGTTCGATGAAGTTGAATGACTTATGATCTTCAGCTACTTCAGAGTACGTGGTGTCTATGATGTTTGGGTCTGGAGCGCAGTTATCTACGGTGAATAGATAATTCCCTGAATACCATTGCTTGTCTTTAGCCAAAAATTTTGCAGATAAGTTAGACAAGAAACTTTTCCTAATCACTGTAATATCATGGCTAAAGCAATCCCAAATTTGTAGGTAATCTAATGGAAGAAGATCTCCTAAATTATCTTGTCTAGAAACAAATGCATTTAGTGGCAACTTATCATATAGTGCACCAAACTCCGGGAAGTAAGCCTCAATTCTAAATGCTTGACCCCTAATGCTTTTTATACTAACCCAGATGCATGGTATAAGTCTATTGTCTGTTTGCTTAAAGTCGTAAAGAAATTCGCTTCTGACGAAACAGTGAATTGGCGGCAAATTTGCAACTAAAAAAGACATAGTTTATTCCCTTATCATAAAACTATTATGATTATAACACACATCAATAACAATAATGATAAATAAAGTAGTTATCTAAATTATTTTGGAGCAAAAAGATTTGACAAAAAACAGAATACCATCATTAAAGATTGAGACTCTCAATGATAGAGGAAATTTTCTATATTTAAGTTTAATTGAATATAAACGTGAAACATACCTTTGCGTCGTAGATGAAGTTACTGAAGATACTATAAGCGCGTTTGTTTTAGATTATGCTGAACAAGAAAATATAAAAATAAGTGCATTCTTAAGTTTTGTTACAAGATGGTTTTATTCAAACTCTGATAACTATTCTTTAAGCACGGAGCTAGCTAAACTTGGTTTATCAGAGCATTTGTCACCAATCTATAAGACCTTTGAGATTACATACGTAACTAGAATAGTCGGCAACCCATTCTCATTCAAGAAACCAAAAAGTACCACTAAAGTAAAAAGACGCAGAGTAGCGGCTATTCCAGATTACATTGAAATAGTTTTTAAGAAAACTCAGAGAGATGATCCAGCTAAAGCGTGAAGCTGTAGTACGATAACATACGCGTAAGCTATCGCGTGACTTTTCTTGAAGGAATATCCTGTTTCGTCCTTAGCGTACAAAATTCTTCTAGTTGATTCTTTTTGAGACTTATACAGCTTAATAAGATTCTTTTTTCCAGGTCTAATAAGAGCTAGCACGTCAGCCAATTCAACAACGCTTCTTGGCTTTATCTCATTTAAAACATCGCCATGATTTGATAGCTGAAACAGTTTCTTTTGAATTGAAGGAACTAAAAGAAGATTCCAATCTGGTTCCTTGTTAATTAGTTCTTCAATTTGTTTTCTACTCGTGAAATCATTGTAAACTCCAAGATGTAGAAAATCTATCTTCGTGTAACCTAACTCTTCCGCTTTATCATAGGGAATAGCAGAAAGGCCTGTTATTGGATCTGTCGATATGTCTTGCGGATAATAACCACATGGGTGAGGAGATAAGATGTCATTTTTAACTATGCTAGCTCGTGTCCATTCAAAGTAGTCTTTGGCCTTAAAGTCAGTTGGCAAATCTATATCGATGTCCATTACAGACCCACCTCATTTGCAATTAGCTTGATATCCTCAATGATGTTCTTATTCTTTTGAAACTTTTCTGCCCAAAACGATGAGTTGATCACAGCATTGAATGCAGACAGTTGATCCTTGTCCATCTTCTTTAAGACAGCACCGAATTTAGCAGAACAGAACAAAAACCAAGGCGTGAGCTTTCTTTGTCTGACAAGCGAGATAATCTCTGGGATTCCAAGATGCTCAAAGATATCCTTAATGTTCACACCTTCTTTTTCTGCTATGTCAAACAAGTAATTTACGGTGTTCTGCACTTGCTCAATCGGGTTAGATTTTTTATCAACCCACTCGATATAGATAGCATAGGCCGAATCTCTGCACCAAAGCACTGGCATGATATCACCTTCAACCATGAGTTGAATATATTTGTCAGGTGATGGGATGTTTGCCTTAATCACTAATTCAGCGAAGTTAACGAAAGCTCTATAATACTTTGATTCCAAAAATGCCGATGATCCTGGTTGGCTATACTTCTTAAGGCGCATCCATTCCCTATAGTAAGAATAAGCCGCTTGACCTAGAGGAGACGCAAGTTCTTGGATGCGCCGCTTTGGTTCACAATAGTGCTTCATAAACGTCATCTCACCTGAGAAATGACGACTACAGTAATCACAATACCAATTCTTTCTCTTCGAGACAGTAAGAAGGGATTCGTCAAGAGGAACCCTACGCGCAGTAATTTGCTCCTTATTTAGAAGACCTGAAATTTCCATGTCATTAACCTTTTTCATTTCGATAGTTCTTTTTTAAGCTTCGTGATCTCGTCGGGCTGCCAGCCTATATTTTCAGCCATCTTAAGTAGCTCTGTTGCACTTGGCATTCGCACCTTCTGAGCCTCTCTGGATGTCATGCCCATATATTCCTGCATCACTTTTAGACTCAACTTTTTTGTAGAATCACCTTTTGCTGAAACCCAATTATACCTCTTTTTCCTCTTTGACGAACATGCCTGAAGCATCTGCATGAGAAGGTGAGGATGCTTTCCAAGCGAAAATGCATATTGATTCATGAACTCATTTAAAGCTAATAGCTCTGACTTATCGCTTGTGCCGGACATCCATCGCATGATAACGAATGGCGCAAATGCTGCCTTTTCTTCGCTAGTAAGCGTTGAATAAATGTCTCCAATTGATGGGTCATTTATTTTGTCTAGAAGCTCAAACACGTCTAGAGCATATTTCTTTTGCATTTAAACATTCCCCAGAGAAATAAGACACGCGGCCAAATTGATTTCAGTGTCACTCACTATACTGTGTTTGTAGAGATAGTCTGCGATCGTGACAATAGCTGCATCCTTATCCTTAACCTTCATTTTATCTACATTCTCATATAAGAAACGATAGACATCCTCATGCTCCTCTTTAGAGGAATTTTCACAGATAACCTTTCGTGCAGACTTGAAATCCCCATTAGAAATGCATTCTAGCAAACTAAACTTCCAATCATGGGTCGATTCTAACTTACCAGGTTCTTGCAACACTCCTCCTTGACAGCTTGCTTGAAGCAACTCTATAGTTTGACGAATATCGGGATACGTGATGTCAACATAGGTCAAAAGATGAACGGGATCAAACTCGATAGATTCGCTGTCTAGAATCTGAGCTGCACGCAGAGCAACCTTTTCTTTGTCTGGTGCCTTAAATTCAAAGTGCTGAAACCTAGATTTAAGTGGAGGGATGATCTTATTGGCATAATTACAAGTTCCAATGAACCTACAGCTTTCAGAACTATCACTAATCAAGCCACGTAAAAGAGCCTGTGCATCTAATGAAAGATAATCAAATTCTTCTAGTTGAACAACCTTAAAGTTGCCTACTGGAAGAGACATTGAAAAGCTAACCACCTTATTTCTGATCGCATCAATCTTCTCATCAGAGCAATTGATCTTCAGCACATCCATCGCGTTAACGCCAAGTTCTTTGATTAGAACCTTAGATAAGGTTGTTTTACCAGTGCCTTGAAAGCCGGAGAGCATTAAGTGCGGGATTTGACCGCTCTCGAGAAAACTATAAAACTTTGTCTTTTGTTTGAGGTCTTGAAAGATAACTTCATCTAACTTTTTGGGGGCATACTTTACCGACCAAATCGAAACATCCATCATATTTTTCTCCTAATGAATAATACTTGCTATTTTATACAGAGATTTCCACTTGGAAAAATGAAGTACTACTTGACAGAGTAGATGCTGTTTAGGTTCCTAAAGTTTCTCATCCCATCATCTCCAAATTGAACGTCTATCCTTGTTGCATCTATTTCCTCTAATGAAGACTTGCTTTTATTCTGACTAACCTTGATTTCATCCTTATCATCAATTTCTTCAGGCGCATCAATCTTTTCAGTTGGTGGTTCAATAGGGGTAGGCTCTGATGTCGGTTCCTCTACAGAAATAATTTCCTTTTCAGGTTCAACTATTGGTTGAATTTCTGGAGGGCTTTCTACCTTTTTGTGTTCTGCGGGCTTATCTATCTCTTCATGATAGGAGTTACTTTTGATACTTGGTTGATTATCCTTTTTCTTATTCAATAAGAAATTACCAGCAATCAAAAGCGAAATAGCCAATGGATCAAATACGAATATGATTACTAAAATGACCCACTTTACTGCTTTTTCTGGAGTAGTGTCAAATGCTTCAGCTATGTAGATTATTGGACCAACTTCTACATTTTTCTTTATTGACTCTACCTTAAGTTGTGGAAGCTCTTTGTCTATCTCTATAAGTCGATTATTGATTTGGTTCAGTTCTGGCTCAAACTGACGCATTAGAGTTGTTCTTCCTCTAACAAAATTTTCTGGAAGACGAGCTATCTGCGCGTCTATCTCTTCCTTTCTGGTCTGTAGACGGGCCTTTTCTTCAGTAAGAAGACTTATCAGCACTGCTTGCTCATTAGTACCAGAGATAGCTTTTTGAAACTCTGCCGAAAGAAAACCGAAAACTCCAGTTGAAGTAATGATCATCAGCACAGTTATGGCGGTCAACATATACGTCTTAAGAAGAAGATTTATTTCCTTCCAAAACCTGTAAACGAATGATACAGCTACTACCTTTCCTACATCTAAGGCTACCGCCATCATTAGGATGATTGGGTTTGAAGAAAATAAAGCAGCTAACCCAAGTATACTTATGAAGGTCCCGATTCCCTCAATTAAAAGCGCTGATAGAAGAACGAGACCTGCAAACATAATTTCTTCAGTACGCGTATGTTACGCTCTCATCAGAACCAATAGCCAGAACTTTAGTTTCGTCTGATTTCCAATAAGAGGCGCCTTCAAACTTGACTTCTTTAGTCCATTGAAGTGCTTCAATGAGGACAATGTCACCCACGCTAACGTCCTTAACCTTATCGCCTACAGCTAAGACTTTACCCCACCGTGCAAACTTACCTTGATCTTCTAGTCCTTGGTTGGTAAGAATAATTTTTCCACGATTTCTTTCAATAAAACGTCCACCACTGGTAACAGAGAAAAAAGAAAAGATAAACGAATTTCCTAACGGCTTTAAAACCATATTATGCTCCTTTACATTAATAACAGTGTCAACTCTCTTTAGCTTTTTTAAAATTAGACCTCTTCACGCCTGAAGAAGCCGAAATGTTTGCTGACTCTACTGCGACTTGAAGTGCAGATACATCAGACGACTGCTGTTTAACAGTTTTTACTTTAAATCCATCCCTGTCATCAACGAACTTTCTTCGTTGGTTTACACTAACAGGAACAGGAATAGCTGACATTTGTTGCTTGATAGCCAACATGTCAAAGTCTACGATTTCACCTCTAGCGCTTCTGGCTTTTCTAGACATATGTTATTTCCTTTATTTATTTGGTAAATGCGAAAACGCAATTATATGAATTATTTATAAAATTTTCATCAAAAGCTCTTTTAATCGTGAAAGAATTCATCATGAGAAATATTAAATTTAACTGGGTCAATTAGGTGTACACCTAACAGAAATAAACAGAGACTAGCACACGATGAACCTCTTCCTACACCCCAAACAGTATCATTTTCTCTAAATGTATCAACAACAAAAATCAAAGATTTAAAAAGGTTTTCTAGATTCCTCTCGTATATCTCATTAAGCTCTATTTCCACTCTTGCTATATATCGTTGATGCATATCCTCCGGAATATTTTTCAAAAATTCATAAAGTTTATCAATGATAAGTTCATGGATCTGATAAGCTTTTAATTTCTCTGGTATTTTCCAATCGTAAGACAATGCATTATTTACCTCTTTCTTAGTATTAAGAGGGACATCCTCAAGAGAGTTGTAAAGCTGTGTGTCTTCATTTTCATTTAAGGAGATAATCTTATCGCATGTCACACCCCTCAAAAAGAGGTTAGGGATCTGATCAGCGTCCACCTCACAAGAACCGTCATACCATAAAATTCTGTCATTTAATACCGTTTTCATTTTCCACGATCTTTTCTACTACAACGTTTCTATTTCTCAAAAAATTTATACCGCTGTCATCACGATATTGACTTTTAAAAACTACTCTAGTAATCCCGGCTTGTTTGATGAGCTTTGAGCACTCAAAACATGGAGACAGGGTAACGTATAGCGTTGCGCCTTTAGCTCCAGTATTTCCACTAGACGTAAGCTTCAAAAGAGTATTACTTTCAGCATGTAAAACTTCGGGTTTGGTTTTTAACGTTCGATCATCAATTTCATCTTCACAGTTATTATCATCTCCAGCTGGTGTGCCATTCCATCCATAGGAAATTATATTATTGTCTTTAGTTAACACAGCTCCTACCTTAGATCTCCTCGCATGAGACATTAAGGCAGTTCTTTCAGCGACGTCCATGTAGAACGCATCCATTTTTTGGAGACTTGGCATGTTAGTGAAGCGTTGTAATTTCTTCATCAGACATAATGTCATCATCTGGATCTATTCCCATCTCCTCTTCAATGTCTCGTACTACCTGCCTTATGCACGCGAATAGGGTGTAGTTGTTATTTTCAACCTGTCCTCTAAGTTCAGCGTAAAGCCCCTCCATCAAAGATTCGTAGAATCCAACCATCATGATGTATGTATGAACTACATCTTCTTCCTCTCCTTCGTTAGGCTCAACGATCTTAGAACCTAGCACTAACATCGCAACATCATCATGTTGCTCAAATTCATCTGCGATGTCTTGCACTGCTTCATTTAGCTTGTGTAAGAGCGATTTGTCTTCTTGTTGATTATCCATGTAATGCTCCATATAATTTACTCTTTGTATTTATTATGCTGAAAATCAATGCAGCATCAATGTTTATTTTATTCCTCAGAGTTAACGTAGATCAACTCGCTCATAGCGCGGGTGATCATCACATACTCAAGGTTTGCCTCTTGTTCCTGCTGCCAGGGCTTCTTAGCATAAGGAGAGGGGCAGTACTTAGACATATCAAGAAGGTAAACACGCTTGAACTCACGACCCTTGCTCTTATGACCAGTGCTGAGAGTAAGAACGCTAGGTTGTTGACCTTCAGGAGTATTGCCGAACATAGACTCAATGTCAGTGACAAGATCTTCAATGCTGTGCTTGTTTTGGGCCTGGCACCGGCCAATCACGATACGCAAGCATTCAACTTGGTCGACAAGGCCTTGAACGCGATCTTCTTGATCACGGCTCATAAACTTAGCGGTCTGACGAGCTTGATAATCTTCGAGCTTGGTGAGAAGCTTATCAAGGGTCTTGATCTTCCAACGACGAGCGAGCTTAATAAGACCGCTACCAATCTCACGACCTTCAACCTTACAAGCGATGCCCTTGCTAATCAGCGAGTAAGCAGTCTTCACTAGAGGAGCGGTGTTGCGGCAAAGGATCGCATCGCTCTTGTTGAGCTTTTCAGCCTCAATTTCTGTGTATTGAATGCTACGAACAATACCTTCAGGAGCATCCTCATGGGCAGTAAAGTCAGGAACAAGACGCTTAGCTTGCTCAACGACTGCTTTCGGGCAGCGTCGCGTGACATTCAGCGGAAGCATCTTAGCACTAGTTGCCTTAGAGAGCTGGTTCATGGAGTCGCCGTCAGCACCGGTGAAACCGTAGATTGCTTGAGCGGGATCGCCAACGAAGATCATACGGCCAGTCTTCGGCTTGAGCATCGCAAGAGCAAGGGCTCGGCGTGCAGGGTTAGTATCTTGCGACTCATCAACAAGGATCCAATCCTTAGGCCAGAAGCGAGCACGGAAGACGAGTGGTGCAAGGATCATGTCATCGAAGTCGATGACCTCACGGCACATGTTCATCGAAATACGATAGATTTGCTTACAAGCCGAAATAATCTCTGCAACATCAACTTCCTCAGTCACGTCGTTTTCAATCCCGAAGTGATTGAAGATGTCCATCCATTCTGCAGTATCAGCGACGTCAACAAGATGACCAAATGCGCGCTGCTTAGCAAGAGAAACCATCTTAGCGATAGCATCACCAGCAACTTTTAGGATCATGGCTTCAGGGAAGCGAACAGACTCATCACGGATGATGTTCTTGATCTTCTTGTCGTCGATTTGAACAGAAGGGCAAACTTTTCGCCAAGCTTGGAACCCAAAAGAGTGAACCGTG